GATGCAAGACAGATTCCATCTTTTGTTTCTGCGATTAAAAACCCTACTGTGCATACATTGTGAATATCAACTTTTACGTTGTCTTCCCAACCTCCATCAGATACAGCATCAACCCATTCAACATAGACTATTGGGGAGGATTCCAAGTCTCGTTTGGCGTTCTTTGTAGCCACAGGAGTCTTGCGTTTTCCAGCACTCGGTCCGTGTCGCCCTCGTAGGCTTTCAGGACTGCTTGGTACAACTCGGTTTCGTTGGTACATTCTTCTAGTATCCTTTTTGCTTTAACTGGTCCAATGCCTTTTAAACCGACGATGTTATCAATCCTATCGCCTGTTAATATCTGAGTATAAAAAGAATGTAATCCTTCAAACTCAGAGACATAATACTTTTCTTTCTTCCGGTAGTTGTAATGCCAACCCCTGAACTGGTTGAGGTCTTTGTCAATGTGAACCATGATGGATTCATCTTCAGAGACCGCATACGCAGCGATACCGACTGCATCGTCTGCCTCAATACCGTTGACTACTTCAAAGCCCCAAGAGTTCACGAGGTGGTCTCTAAGTGCCTGTAAATGTACTGGCTTTTCAGATATTCTCTGACCCTTGTATGGAACTGTAACTGCTATCGAATCACGGAAGTTGCCTTTGCCCGTTAGGAAGCCCTTGTAATCTTCACAGTCCAAGTCCATACAAAGTTCAGTCATTGTTTGCTCAAGCCTTGCTATCGCAATGTATTCCTCAGCATCGTTGCTAGAGAAACCCACTGCGTAGCAAAGACTATCAGCATCAATGAACGCTGTTATCACAGGATGTCGTCATCCAAGTCAGCATCAGAGCCTTCAGCACTGTACTTTACCAAGTCGGTAATGACAATCTTTGCCAGTGATGCGCTAACACCTTTCTTGTTCTTCCAAGTCCAGCTATAAGGCTTAATCAGTGCGACAGCCTTAGAGCCGTTGCCTACGGTGTCCTTAACTTCGTTGCCTTCTTTGTCGTAAGGCTGGATAGCGTAGTTTGACTTCACTGTCAAGAACCAACCCTTCTCGGGCTTGTCTTCACGCTTGCGTGGCTCAAGACCAATCGACTCCAATGCCTCTACAGCCTTGTCCGACAGGTTAGCCAAGTCACATTGGAACTTGCCACTCATGTCGTTAACACGGTCAAAGAAAGCCCACTGAATTTCTGCTTCAATTTTTACTGGTTTAATTTCCATTTTAAAACTCCTTATCTACTACGGTTTATGAATACTGCTAACACTATTTTACCACAACTACTGCAAGGTTTGGGTATATGGATTAAGACTTTCTTCTAATGTCCCATCCTCTATATCCAACACTGCATCCTTTAAAAGCTCGTATGTTTCTGCTAAATCAAAGGAAGAACTCAGTGAGTAAGTCCCATCTTTGTAGGCAGAGACAGCTACCATGCCTAACAAGTTTTCATCTTTTTCTTCGTTCATCAATGAGTTTCTTTCCATGAGTTACCTACTTTGTATTCACCGTCCAAAGGACAGCGCATATTCAACATTATACCAGCTTCTTTGATTGCTTCTTTACCCATCATACCCACCCTCTCTGCATCTTCAGGAGTGGTTTCGATTTGCCATTCGTCGTGGCAGTTTACTACGAACTTGAAATCTATCTTAGCTTGTCGCAACTTCTTGTGCAAAAGAACAACAGCCTGTTTCATTACTATCGCACCAGCGCCTTGCAGTAGCGTGTTGAGCGCCGAGTGCTCCGCACGAACGAGTAGCTTGCGTCCGTCAAGACCTTGTAGCCATCCTTTCGTAGCATAGATACGAGCCACTTTCTCTCTAAGCCTTTTAAGGTTCGGCGTATTTTGTAGAAAACTATCAATGAGTCGTTGTCCTTCTTTCGCAGAACCTCCAACAATCTGCCCGATTTTGGCACTTCCTGCGCCATAGAGGAATCCATAAATAAACGTCTTAGCTTGATTCCTCGTTTGCAACCCAGCAGCATTTTGGTTCGCTGTGTGAATATCGCCTGATACAACTTCATGTGTATACGCATTGTCGTTCATATAGTGAGCCAGCATACGAAGCTCCAAACCTGAAGCATCAATACCAACTAACTTATATCCTTTCTCTACTGTCCATAAATCCCTACACTCGTGTCCGTAAGGACTACCACTGTTGGGTACTTGTGCCATGTTCGGACTCATGTGTGTCATACGACCTGTGATAGCGCCGTTAGTGATGACACGACCATGAACCCTACCGTCACTACCGACTGCGTCTAGCCACGATGTAATCTGTGCTATCCGCTTTTGTAACATCATGTACTCTGCGAGGGCTTTCGCTTCGGGGTAGTCGAGGCTGGCGAGGACTTCTTCGTCGACGATGACACTGCCTTTTTCGGTGTGCTTTTTTGGCTTCCAACCTTTTTCGATGAGACGCTCTGCGATTTGCTGGCGGCTGCCCGGATTGAACGGTTCAACGATGTCTTTGAGAGGCTTACCACTTGTTTTATGTGTGCGTCCACTTTCGACTCTGGGCGGAAAAAGTTCCTGCATTGCAGTTTGAATAATATCCAGCTTAGTCTTAAGTTCAGCCAAGAGAGATAAAGCTGATGCTTCGTTGAGTTTAAAGCCGTTGCGCTCTTGCTCGGCGATGATGATTGCGACTTCGTGTTCGAGTTTGATGCTTTCCTTTGAAAAATCATTTTCCATCTCCTGAGTTAAATGTTTGTAAAGCTGTGCTGTTACTGCTGTGTCTTGAATACAGTAATCAATCATTTCCTGCGTTAGTCCACCATCAAAGTCTTTAAAGTCTCCTTTTGGAAACCCTAAACGATTACCCCAAGCAGCAAGGCTATGTCCATCTTCTAGGCTAGGACTGTATAACCTAGACAACACCAGCGTATCTACTACTTGTGACTTTTTTACCTGTATTCCCCAAACTTTCTTGAGTACAGGGAAATCAAAGAAGATACCGTTGTGCGTCACAATTTCGGTAGCGTTGCTAACGTAAGTCTGAAGCACCTCAGGTGTCTTAAATGTAAACCACTCGTTTGTGTCGATGTTACGAGTTACCACAACCCAGATTGTATCGTGGGTGGTGTTGGTCTCGATGTCAAGGACTATACGCATACGTTAATCATTTTAACTAAACTTTGCAGATTAAGCAAATACAATCGTGAAGTGTTGTTATCACCGCCACTTACCGTTCTTGGTGTAGTTTTAGCAATGTAATTCCTGAGTATTTTAGTCGGGAATACTAAAGTCATCACAATGTCCTTATCAATAGCAAGGTTATGAAACCAGTATTCTGCTTCGGTGGTGGCGATGCCACTAGGCTTACCACGACTTTCAAACTCAATCGCAATGTTGCCGGTGCATTTCCACATATCTCGCTCTGTCTTTACTTCTATCTTGCTGTGCTGCAACATATCAGCAACCTTCTGCTCAAACACTTGTCCATACTTCAAGTCAATATCAAACCTTTTGTCGTTGTTCATAAGCATAATTTTATCAAACCTCCAAAATACATCAATACCGCTACACCTTCAACGGTGAACAAGGCATAGTCGTTTTCACGATAACCTGCCCAAGCCCACAATCCGCTGCCGATAAACCCAAACCACAGGTTTAGTGGAAAGATGTTCAGGCTGGTCAGTCCGATACCCAGTAAGCAAAGGACTGTGCCTGTCCAGCGTATCATTTCTTCTTAGTCACTTTCTTTTTAATGACTAGCGGTTCTTCCACAACAGTAACTGTCTCTACTGGCATTGGTCGTGGCTCTTCAAACATTGCAGCAAGCAGTTCCTGAATCTCAGGCTCAAGCAATGTAAAGGTTTTACCGTTGTTCATGTGGACATCACGGTCAATGATGTAGCTGACGTTCATTGTTTCAATGACGATGTTATTTATCTTGACTAGCATTGGTTTCAATCCTTTTCAGTTCGTGTTCAATCATCTTCTGTGCGTTGCTGAGTGCCTTAATCAGTTGATAACAGTCTTCAACATGGTAATCCGCTACAACATCAGTACCTAACACCTTGTAAGCCTCTAGCGTATCTCGAATGAGCTGCTTGAGTGTGGTGCTAAATTGTACGGCTTCATCGGCATCACCAAAGAAAAAACCGTAGTCTACTGCACCGTTCTCGGCAACCCATACAAAGCCGTCTACTTTTACATTCTTAATCATTTCTCACTCCCTGATAACTTACGCATCTTAGCTAATACTTCAGCTAAAGGTTCTATCATCATGCACCTGCAGCTACTAATTGTTATAGGTGCAAACACTCTACCACTATCCGACTCTTCCCGTATGTCTATGAAGTCTTTAAAGAAACTACGCACAGTAGCTTTGAGTTCTGCATTCTCTGCTTCTAGCTGTCGTATCTTTTCCAATGCTTCAAACCCTTCTGTAATTTCTTCTACAAGGCTTCTGTTCATTTTCCCTCCGCAATAAACTTATCAACAGCGACATCAATCTCATCACCAATCATCCAGCGCCATTCCGACATATCACCGTTACAGGCTATCACCGATGGTGCGACAGTCTTAGGGTCTACATCCCATGACGCACTCTTTAGCCAGCGATAACGCTCGGCATCAGCATAGACATCACGGTTATCTTGAATCCGACCAAAGACATCCCGATTAAGTGTGCGTAGCCTGTCTATCTCGAGACACAGTGCGTTGATGTAGTTACGGGTGACAGAGTATTCGTCTGTCTTGGCATACTGCCTTGCTTTTTCTACTAAGTCGTTATTCATAGTGTGTCCTTAATTTCTAACATTCGTCCAGTTTTGCCATTATACAACAATGCTCCTGCATTACCAGTGTAGCCAGAAAATCTATTTTTCAAAACACGGATAGTGGTTGTATTCCTTTCAATTACGTCTTCTGCCTGTCCATTACGTTCAAGCCCTATTACAATATCGCTGAGTTGGGCTATTGCGCCTGAACCACGCAACTGAGCAAGGGATGTAGAAGCCCCTTCTTCATGTCCACGTCCTTCATTGCGCTTCAAATGACTAACGCAAATTAGTGAAATACCCGTCTCTTGAACAAGCATACGCAGCTTCGTCATAATTGCGTCGAGAGCCTTGCGCTCATCACCAACATCACCCCCGCTAATGATAATGCTAATGTGGTCGAGCACAACATAACCACAGCCAAGACCTTTTGCCATGTACCGCACTCTGTTGACAATATTTTCCAAAGAAGTGCTACCAAAATGGTCAAACAGGTAAATACGGTCACTTCCCAAAGTTCTATCAAAAGCATTTTTCAGTTCCTCCGGTGTTACTTCTACATCAGGTAAATGGATTGGTTTGTTTACTGCCAGCGACATCAAAGACCGAGCTGTTTTGCGTACTCCTTCTTCAAGAAACATAAGTCCGATGTTGTCATTGGTTTTACACAGGATGTGCCATACAATCTCTCTAAGAAACTGAGACTTTCCAAGTCCGCTTCCGGCTGTGACCATGACCAGCTCACCTTTCCTGATTCCGTAGGTGAGTTTATTGAGTTCTTCGTATGGATA